GTTCCGTCGGAAGATGTCGCGGACAGGCCCGTTAGAACAACGGGAATAGGCCTATTCCAAGGCCCCTCGCTCCACGAACCGCGGCTCCACCCATTTAGAGAGGTATTTGCCACGGAAGAAGACTTACTAAGCTATGCGAATGATCGCGTTGGAGGCGTCCGCAGTCGGGAACTGAATTGTGAAGTCACCCGCGGTTGAAGTTTTATCGCCACCAAACGCAAGAACAACAACGGACGGGTCACCTGCTGCGGTGTCGTTGTAAATCAACGCGCCGTTCGCCGTTATCGTCGCCGACGAAAAAGTCAGGTCAGCAAAGTCTGTGAGCGCCGTCGTTCCGCTCGTAGTCGGCGTCACGTTAGTAAGCGTACCGCCGCCCGCGGAGTAGCCTGTTCCAGAGGCTTCATTCGTCGCGGAATAAGCCGTGGTCGAAGCGTCTAGCGTTGCGGAGCTCGTATATAGAGCCAGTTTGAACGTATTACCGGTGCTCGCGGTAAAGTCATGCGTAGCGGTCATCAACTCTTTTTTGAAAGACGTACACATTGCCTGTGAGATTGCCATCTCAGAGTCTCCTTATCAACTCAGCCAGTTCTGGGTGGCCTGCATCGTTCAAAGCGTGGAAGACCGTAGTCCTATCACTTTTTATAGCCTCCCGCATGTAAAATGACAACAAGCTTTCTAGCTTGTCCCGATAAGCAAAGGCTTGTTCTCTAATAACAGGAGGCGCGTCTATCGAAACCGATATAATCTTTTCCGCGCACCTCTTTGCGACCTCTTCCGGCGTAAATCCACGGTTTTTTGTTGTCTGAACCGTTACCTTATAATCCGGAGAAATATCTATTTTTGCAGCAAACATTAGGTTCTCGGCTGGCTAGGTAAGCCTTTACGGTAAGCGTCCGTATTCTCGCGAGCTTCCGCAAAATCTTTAAGCCGCATCAGAGACTCTTGGAAACGCTTCTCGTAGGCCCCCAAAACATCTTGCTCGCCCTTCATGTAAATATAGCCTTCGACAAGAGAGCCATACAAAAGCGCGTTTGGCGCGTTCGTGCTTAGCCACGTTGTACCGCTCTCGGCTCCGTCCGTGAGACTAGCCGGGCGGTAGTAGTAGTGAAGCTCGACAGTGTAGTCACTGTCCGGGGTAGGAGCGATTAAGAAATTTGAATCGTCAAACAAAGCGTAAAACTTAGGGGTCCCTGTCGTAGTTGGACTCGGCCAGTACTGCTGAAGGAAGTTTACGTCTTTTATCAGCAGAAACTCGGTAGAACCCCCGTTTGAGATCGACAGGGAAAAAGAGGACAAAAAGTCTGGCGGTGCGGATAAAAACTTATTCGAGGTTGTCATCGAAGCGGTGGCGTTTTTCCGGAAATTTTCCAGATCAACAAGCTTAAATATGCGTTCTTCCGCTGCCCGAATAAACACAGGTAAGTTGTTAACAAAACTCGTTTCAGAGTTCTCCGAAAAATCTTGAATGGCTGTTTTTAGCTGTGCGTACGTAAAACTCATGTTGTCACCACAGTCACAAAGCCCACGACGCCCTGTGCCTTAATGTCAGGTTTCCCTTGCGGAAACGAAGACGCCCCCACGTAAACAACCAAAGGCTCTACTCGGTCCGGCCTCGGGTTATACAAAGCCTCCGCGTCTGCCACTTCTTTGAAAGGGCCTAACTGCGGATGTTTTGGCTCCCATTCGTCCTTACCAACTAGAGAACCGGTCCATTCCCGGCGCATATCCACATACCGATACCGAAAGCCGGAGCGGTCTGAAATTGCGTAAGAGTTCTTTCCGGAAGCAAACCTAGCCATGCTACGCTCGATAGTAGTCGTAGCTTGGAGATATCTGCAAAGAGGACCGGTCTCGATCTTCTTGCATAGCTCTTTGCAACTCTTCCTCGTACACGGCTTTTAGAAGGTTTGCCCTGTCTGGAGCGAACTTAATAGACAGGTAGTAAGCCAGACCCGCCGAAACGCACGGATAAAACCGGAAGGGTACTTCAACAGTGTTAACCTGAGCATCGGCATCATCGAGCCTAACAAGACGATCAAATACCAACTCATACGAAGAGCTAGAGTCCGGCGTCGGCCACAGCTTAATAACGGGCGTGATCTGGCGGTCTACATAAAACTGAACTGGACGACCCGTAGAGCGCTTGCTCGTAAGATTAAGGTATGCGTCCCGACCGATTCGCGTAATGTTCAGGTCAGACTGGTTGCTGCTTCCAGAGTTTTGCCTGATTACAGCAGATAACACGTCAATGGAAGCCTGCGTATCTTCTAACGAAACCGCGGAGGACACCGTCGCAGTGGATCCTGAAGTTGCTCCCGTAACAGTTTCGCTAGCAGAAAAGGCACCGTTTGGTACGGTGAGGGCGAAAACAGTAGAGGAGTTGACGTTTGTTATAGACGCGGTGGCGTTACTCGTGCCGCCTGTTATAACCTCACCGTCTTGGAATCCCGTCGTAGAGTTAACAGTCATCGTTAACGTACCGACCGGATAGTCAGCAACACCGCTCGCAAGAGCCACCGTTTTCTGGTTTATAGTCCAGCGATTTATGCCACGGTTGGCCCACTCAGCAAAAAGCAGGTTAAGCGACCGCTTCGCTGTACGAAGGTCATAACCCGTACGCGCTTCAAGCCCGCATCGCTCAAAAGCTTCTTCGATGTGCTCGTTTACATCGAGCTCGAAGTTTTTGCTGGAAGAAACCGCCACTTAATCACTTCCTCTTCTTGACCATGCCGCCGCCGCGCATCTTCTTGACCATGCCGCCGCCGCGCATCTTCTTTACGGGCTTCTTCTTTACGGGTTTCTTCTTACGTGGTTTCATTGCCATTTAACAACCTCCTGTAAAGGTTCTCTCTATGTGCGTAGAGATCCGTGTTTTCAAACGCTTCGAAGCTCTTGTCGTAATACCCCAAAGGTTTTAGGGCCTCAGACTTTTCGTGAAGAGCCTTTAGCCGTTGCACAAAAATGATAGCATATTTTTCGCCTACCAAAGGAGAAAAAGAACCGTCGTCTAGGAAATCCTCTGGGTCGTCGTCTGGGTGAAAGCCCATGACCCAAACATCCTTCTGACCGAACATCCCATCAGCAATGGCTTCGTTTAAGGCGTGAAGAAAATCCTCAAAGTCTGTAGGGTCTTTTCGGTAGCACAAATCAACCACCATAATGACATCAAACCTGTCATCGAAACCCGCAATGGTTTGGTATAGGGATAGGCTATCGTCTTCCGTCTTAAACACAAAACCAACCCGGTCTTCGTCCCACGCTGTTTTTGCGTAAGGACATGCGGGCAGGTTGTTGAAGAACGGAGAAGGCGATTCTAAGGCATGCTTAGACCACTCCCTTAGTTCTGTTTTTATGTCTTGCTCAAGCATGTTACGTGTAAAGCGTTCTTTTCCGACGATTTGACATTACCGCGCCGCAGCCCTTATTAAGCTTTCGATACGGCGCACCAACGACTACTCCACCCGCAGCCGCTCGTGTAACTTTTGCAGCTTTTGTATTAGACACAACAGTCTTGCCGCGAGAACCTCCCTGCTTTTTCTTACGAGCCGTAGCGGCACGTTGAGACTTTGACAAAGACGCCGCTTTAGCTCTTGGTAAGCATCGGTCAGGGTTCTTTTTATTTTTTGAAGTCCCGCACTCGCCCGCGATGTTACCGCTGCTATCAATTCTGACCCACTTTTCATCAACCCACTCCTGTAACTTTCCCATGATTACGACTTCTTTCTCTTCTTAGAGGACTTCGCGTAGTTAGGGTCCTTGCAGTATTTAGAAGCCGCTAAGTTTGCATAAGCTGACGGATACGTGTCAAACGTACGCTTTGCCCAAGCTTTACCCGCCGGGCAGATCTTGCTGCCGCGGCTTTTTGACGAAACTGATCCGCCCTTACGAAAATAAGTAAGTTTAGGCTTACCGGGTTTCGGACCTGTCCGAACTTTCGCCATGCGTCCTCACGATCTTGCGGGATTGAATGAACTGTTCCCACATAGGTTTTATCATACGGTAGTTTTCATCGACCTTTAGAGCCGTTCTTTCCGTTCGCTTGTCAACATCTATCAAAGTAGACGCTTGCCAACCGAGCAAAGTCAAAAGAGCAGTTACGACCCCCGCGAGAAGGACACCTACAATAGTCTTATCCATCAGCACTTCCAACGCTTTCGCGCCTGCCGAAGGCGACTGTTCGGGTTTTTTGCGGCTTTTGGGAACTTCTTCATTTGTCCCGCGGATCTAGCGCAGTAGCTTTTGCGGCGCTTAGCCGCCTTAGACCCCTTTTTTACCTTACCAGTAACCGCAGTCTTTAACTTGGACCCCGGGTTTAGCTTCCTGTACGCGGCAACACCTTTTTTGGTCATACCTGCGCCGGATTTTGTAGAGCGAAAGTTCTTTTTATTCCGGGGAGGCATCTTGCCTTTAGCGGCGGCCATTACAGCTCGCTCCCGTTCTTAATGTAGATAAACTCCATTGACGCGGAGACATTAAAGTCTACCGACCCCGAAGAAGAAAATGCCCTCATTTCTAAATCTGTTTTTTCCGCGAAGCTTAGCGGGAAAGTGTAGAACTGTTCGTGGGCACCATCTGTCAGCGTAAATCTTTCCTTTATCTGAAAGACTTCTCCATATGGCCTAGCAACAAGACTAGCATTTAGAACAGCCGGTGTCTGAGTTGATGTTCCTGTGGATAAAGCCATCTTTGTAAGAAAAGCAGTGTACCCTGCGGGAACTGTCCAAAGACTCATCAGTGTTTGGTTGTCACCATCACCGTTAATGCTAAGGTACACATTAGCGGGAACTCCAGAAGTCACGGTGCCTGTTCCTGCGTAAATTGTGCCAGCATTTGCGCCACCGCTGCCTGCACTTCGGACAATGCCGCGATTTATACGGATGTAAGACTTTGTGGTGTTAACAGCCGTTTGCCCGTTTAACGTAACAATTTCGCTTATCTCGTTGTAATCAGCGTCTAGACCAGAAATTTCCACTGTTCGCGCACCAGTGCCTGCGGCAGTGTCATTAGCTGAGCTGCTCGATACAGTCATTACTGTGGACGATGCGGGATAAGCGTACAAACCACCCTGTTCCCAAATGGTTTCCTTAGAAGACCCAACAACAGCGTTGTAGCCAAACTTAAAAATAGTTTTGTGGAAGGATATTTGGTTGCGAGAAACCTGAAGCTCAAAGGGTTCGCTAGTGCCTACACGGGTAATTGAACTAACTTCACGAGCCATCAGTGAATTACCTTATCTTCGGAGTCCAAGAGCATCTCTTCTAACCAATAGATGAAATTAGAGGCCTCTTTTGGACTTGAAAAACCAGTGAATTTTACAAAAATGTCCGGGGTGTCTGAATCTTCAACAACAATGTAGTAGGTGCCCGACGAAACACCGTTTTTGGAGTTAAAGTCGGGCACCGTCCACGTTCCCACGGATCAACAGTAAAACACAGTCAACGCGGTTACAGCAGTAGCGGCAGAAACGTATATGTCGCTAACCCTAATGCCGTCCGCAGGGATGTTGACCGAGTGTGAGTCAGATGCAAGAAAATCCAGATCAAGAACGGTTGCGCCGCCGTTGCCATCGGTAATTGTCAACCGCGGCGTCCCCGTAGTAGTCAGGACCTGTATCTGACGGATACGCGCAGGACCAACACCCGCAGAGCCGGTGCCGGTCAAGCGCGTTGCTTTTACGTCAGAACTTGCCATAACGTCGCTCCCTTACGAAAGGTTGCGGTTTTGCAGATACAGCACCGTCACCGTCGCAGCACCGGCAGATGCTGCCGTGCCGGTCTGATTGTACGTCACGGTTACGTCAACGTCCGTAGAACCGATGTCGATCAGGTTACCAATCTGAGAGACGTCAGAGGTCGCAAGAACCCGCGCGGCGGTTCCAACGGCAAGAGCGTCCGCGTACTGGTCCGCCGTCGAGCCGTCACCAATGTCAAAAGTGTTGGTTGTACCAGCATTAAAAGCCGTCGTTACATCAACGGCAATCTGATAAATCTGGCTGTTTGCAGGGACGGTCGCGACTACCGTTTCCGTTCCATTCGCGCCGAACACAACATTTGCGCTCTGAGCCATGAGAACAAAACCGACGTTTGCTTTATCGGTGCCGACGGTCGTACCCGTCGTATATTTGATAGTTCCGGCCTTAATCGGGCCTGAGAAGGTCGTGTTAGCCATGTTCATCTCCTGTCGTGGCAAGTGTCAGCCGCCCAATGCGTCTGTCAGGGATCTTAAAAATATAAACCAAAATAAAAGGGGCGGCAATAGCCGCCCC